CTGAGCGCGGCTACATCCAGTGAGGGTGTTAGTTCCGTCAAATGTCAGCGCTGTGTTGTCAGCAATAGTGATAGCTGTATCCAGAACCAATGATGTTTGAGACGTAACTGTTTGAACCCGAACCGTGCCTGAGATGCCAGTTCCAGTAACAATCATGCCTACTGTGATTGTGCCAACATTGCCATCAACGGTCAAAGAGGTTGATGATGTCACCGCGCCGTTAGCATCGGCAGTGGCCGAACCGTCCTTGCCAGTGTAGTCAATAATCTCTTGGTTGATTACAACTGTACCGGATGATGGAAATGCTTCAGCATCTGTCAAAACTAATTCTGTGTCAGCAGCGGCAGCATTAAAGGCCAAGGTTGTTACAGACTGTTTCCAGTTTGCAGCAGTTACCTGTTGACGTGTGTAATCGGCATCCTCAGAAAAGATACTTACCTCTGTGATGTTTCCGTTTTCAGCATTTGCTACAGCGGTTGCCAGACCAACATATATGCTGTTGCCCGGTGTGGCAAAGGACAGAGAGTCATTCTTGAAAATGTAATCAAGAACCCTTCTTTCCAAATATGTGGTTGCCGCATTTGATGTTGCCATCGTTAGTTACTCCTTATGTACGAGGTCTGGTGGGAAGACCCTGTCTATATGCGTCATCGTTTTCCCTCGCTTCCGCAAGGTCTTTCAGTCAAGACTGGCTCTCTTGGAAGCGCCCTTCATACATGGATATAACATCCTGTTCACCTTTCATATAAATATACGCTTCTATAAGAGAACCGTAAAGAAGGGCATTCGGAGCGTTGCTGCTCAACCATGTATACTCGCTATCCGTTCCAGCAGTCAGGCTTGCTGGACGGTAATAGTAGTGTAACTCCACATCGTAGGCTTGGTCGGGTGTTGGGCCTAGTATGAAGTTTGCCTGAACGTTACCAGCGCCTGCTGTGGCGGTGGCATCAAAGAACCCATAGTATTTAGGTTTAGCTGTGGCCGTCCTATCTGGGTATGCTTCTCTAATAAAGTTTACATCCTTCTCAAGAAGGAATCCTTCGCTACCAGCAGTTCTAATAAAGAAAGAAAAAGGAGCCAGAAAGTCTGACGGCGTTGAAAGGTACTCGTCATTAATTGTAAGGGTTGATGTAGCGTTCTTTCTGAAGTTTTCTAAATCAACATTTACAAGTATACGATCTTCTGCGGCACGGATAAAAACTGGCAAATTCGACACGAATCCAGTTTCATCGTTCTCAGTGAAGTCCTGTATGGCCTGCTTTAATTGCCCATATGTGTAAGCCATTTATACCTCTTACGCCGCTGGTGTGACTGGCCCAGCGCTTGCTAGTGAGCCGCCACCACTTACATTGCCTACATCGGCTGTATCAGACACTGTGATTGTATATGTATCTGCATTCACCTTAGTAATTGTGTAACCTGATGCAGATTCCATAACACCGCGCGTTATGCCGTCAAAGTTATCTACACCTCTAAATCTAACAATGTCCCCTGTATCACGGCCATGATTTGTTTCCGTAACCGTTATAACGCTAGAGCCAGAGGAGCCAGTGCCAAACGGATTGTTGCCAAGCATTACTATAGTTGCAGGCTCTGTTCTATCTGGACGAGCATCTCGTATAGACTGTGGGTCATCAATTCGAACACGACCAATAAAGTTTTGAGGGTGATCTGGGTCAGCCACATCCTTGCCGACCCGAAGACCAGTTTTAACGCCATTTCTCATCTCAAAGACAAGCTCGTTCAGCTTATAGCGGAACCCTGTCTTGTCACAGATGCCGTAGGCATATTTCCCTCTAGCTATGGTCATTATGTAACTTTAAAGTTTTTGCCTTTTGTTGCGGCACCGCCACCACGACACATTGATCCGCCGTGTTTCGCCGCCTTCACTTTTCCGCCTTTTGCTTTGCGAGTAACTCCATCTGGGTGTCCAGTTGTACGCTCTGCATTCATTGGGTGATTTGGGTTAGCGTGACGAGGCTTACGCTTTGGAAGCGCCATTTTCCCGCCTTTGTCGTACTTTTTAAGTGATCCACCTTTTTTCTTAGAGAAAACAGATTGGTCACCAATTTGCAACACTGCCTCCTCCATTGCATCACCTTTGAAATCTTTATCTTTCAAAAGCTCTCTGTACTTTTGCAATATAGCACTTTCCATTGGTGTGCGACCACCCGGTGATGATTTTCCCATATTAACCTCCTAGGTAAAACGTGTCGTATGGCACGAACTTGATTGATGATGAGTCTGTGTCCTCAGCGGCTGCAAGCTCAAACTGGAACTCATACTCCTGTTTCAGCGGTGCCACACGCGCCGCCACTTCTGGCTTTTTCATTGCTATGTAGTAAGCCAAACCTGACACCAAACACGGAATAAACCGTGGTGGAACATCTGCCGTTGTACCTATTCCAGACGAGACGCCAGAGATTCCACGAAGGCGGTAATACGAGAGAGTGTATGTGCTAACATCCGGCACAGGCCAGAGAGTAACATTAACAACCGTTGCTTGACGGTCGATATAAATTTGAGAAGGGCGTCCTTCAGTGTTTTTAACAGATTGCTGAGCATATGTTGAAACGCTGATGCGCTCCAAATTAGTATCGACTTGGCTTGTCCCCGTGCCAGTTCTAATTTGGTGTTCAATAAGGTCAATAGTGTCAGCAGGCATTGCATAAGTTGCTGTCCCAGCTGTGAGAGCCTGTGTCCCAGCATCAATAGTCCAGAGGTTAAGTCCACGGTTTTGCCACTCCAGTGTCAATAAATTCAAACTGCGCCGCGCGGTTTTTAGGTCATATCCGGTTTGCATTTGAAGACCAGCGCGTTCAAACGCTTCCTCAAAAATCTCCGGTAAATCAGGTGTCACAACAGCCATTACTTGACCTTCCTATGCGGCTTTACTTTCGCTCGTATTTTTTTAGGCTGGCTGACGAACTGCTTACCAGCTTTAGTTCCTTTTCTTTTAGCGGCGGTTGTGGCCGCGTATTCCTTTGGTGAGAGGGCTTTAATAGCTGATGCCGGAAGATAACGTTCTCCGGTTGCTTTTGGCCCTTGTGTGGAGGGCTTGCCACTCTTCGTTCTCCACTTCTGTTTAGTCCAAGCCTTTAGGCTTTTTTGCGATTTCTTTAACGCCATTATAACACCGGAGTGCTGCTAAACACCAGAAGACCAATGATAAAAGCAAATCCAGCGGCGACAGCAATACCTAATATTAAAGCGGTCTTCAAATTATCCAGCATTTCTTGCTTTCTTATCATTTCTTCTTTTTTTGCCTTAGCGGCAGCTTCCTTCGCCTCCTGTATACGCCTTGCTCTTTCGTCTACTATACCACGCCATGTTCCGGGGCCGAACCTCAAGTCAATCATGGTCGCCATTTCTTGCATTTTTTCCTGAGCAATTCTTGCGTTTATAACTTCCTTTGCAACAGTATCAACGCCAAATTGATCAGCTAATCTTGACCCAGATTTTTTATTTCTTTCCTTTTGTACCTCTTGCTCGCCTTTGAATAGATTGTCTATGTGGCCAGCAATATCACTTATGTCATTGGCTGTTCCTATAGCACTTTTAATTCCATCTACAGCGCTCTTAACAAGGGCTATGCCAGCTAATGTTTCAGCAATCATATTACCCTCATTTATTAACAGGTTTGCAAACAGCTATAATTTTTCGCGTCTCTCCGTTTCCTATTGGCACTGGCCTTTGCTTCGACAGCTTCTCTGCAAAATAAAGGCATCTATCCATATCTTCAAATCTTTGCGTTTGGTTTATTAATGTACCACCCATATAAACCGCTAAAACAAACTCAATCACGATACCCGCCGCCAGCGTCCTTATACCGCTTGGCTAACATTTGGGCCTTCCGCGCCGACCACTGACCCGGCTTACCACCTTTACCGCCAGCTTTAATTTGCTCGAATAATTTCTTTCTCATTCCGGGTTTTGTGTAATTTCCAGCTTTATTTACTGTTGATTTTCCCCCAGAAGAATAAGAAAGGGCTTCCTTGCCCTTCCTTGTGTATGAACCTTTGCCTTTTTTAGGTTTGATGACCTGCGGCTTGTACTTTGGATCAGCCAATCCTTTTGCCACTGGATTCCCGCCACCTTTTAAGGCGATGGGCTTCTTGCGTTGGCCGCACATCATTTTTGCTGCTCGCATGACACCTCTCCTTGACAGCAGTCATAAACAACTTGTCCACAAGACACACATTGTTCATGTCCGTGGACAAATACACTTTTTAATTCTGTGCCGCACCGTTCACAACGTTTACAATGTATTCTAACCGAAGAACGTTTTTGACTTGTTTCGCTTATTGACATTTTTCTTGTGTTGACCGGGACGGCGAATCCGTTTCCGCTTGCTATGTACACTGTCTACCCTCTTTGCCATTATGCTCTCTTATTAACCTTACGCGCTGTTTTTGTGCGCCTGTAAGACCTGTTTTTAGACGCTGGAACCGCTTTCAAGTTTGAACGGCGGTTGTCTTTTGGGTTACCGTTCCTATGAGCCACATCTTTGCCATCACCTTTTTTAACTTTACCAGCAGACATCATTTTTCTGCGGGCGGCATTCCGACTGGCTCGGCGCTTTTTCTGATCTTCAGACGACTGGTAGTTTTTATACTCGCCGCTATAATTACGTTTAGCAGTATTTGCCACGGGTTTTCCCCTTAATGGCGATTCCGTCACGTTTTTTCTTAACAGCTCCACCACCATATAAACGAGCCATTTGCGGCATAGCCATGCTTGAGCTTGGTGATTGCTGCCCCTGTGCGGCCTGTAGAAGTTTAGAGATCTTCTGTTGATCCAACTGCATTTGACCGCCGTCAGCGGCTTTTTCAACGCCTTTTAACTTGCCTTTGTTTTTTGAAGCGTAAAACACTCTCTCACCTCTTTTATCACCATACTGCCCCTTCATGGAGCGCATAATTTTTTTACCTTTTTTGGTTAACGGCATCTTATTACCCTTTAATTGACTACCTATATTAGACCTAGATATGGTCACCGAAACCAACCCAAGAACATATGTGAAATTGTGCCAACCGCGCCGCCAAGGGCAAGCATAACCCAAAAGGCCCCTTTCCAACGGTTGGCCTGAGCTTTTAAGTCAGACACCTCTTTATGGACATGTCGAACTTCGTCTTGAACCTGTGTTAGGCGCTCCTCTAAGCGGGCTAATGTTACCTCTACCTTCTCGGCCATGTCACTTACCGTATTTCTTATGCTTCTGAGATTTAGGTGGCGATTTTTTTGAGCCGCCCGGCCCAGCCCAAAGTTTTTTGTCAGCCCAATATGCCGCGCTCATTTTACCTTTGGCGATGTTCTTGGCGTGGCGGGCCTTGAAGGACTTTCTGGCGGCTGGGGAGTAGTTGTGTCCCATTGATGAGTCGCCAAAGTGGATGAGCTTAATCTTTTCCCCTTCCTTGGCAAGCACCATGCCCTTCTTGCCCGCGCGGTCTGATTTGCGCGGTTTATTAAAGCCCGCGAACTTCTTGCCCCTGTACTCAATTCCACCTCCGGGTAGGCGATTTACGCCGGGATACTTACTAGTCATGATTTTCCTCAACCGTTTTGAATGTAAACAAACTCCATTGACGCGGACACATTGAAGTCAACTGAGCCTGAAGAAGAAAACGCTCTCATTTCCAAGTCTGTTTTTTCTGTGAAACTTAATGGAAAAGTATAAAACTGTTCGTGTGCGCCATCTGTCAGGGTAAATCTTTCCTTTATCTGAAAGACTTCTCCATACGGCCTAGCAACAAGACTAGCATTCAAAACGGCTTTGGTGTTGGTAGATGTCCCTGTGGATAAAGCCATCTTTGTAAGGAATGCTGTATATCCTGCGGGAACTGTCCAAAGAGCCATCAATGTTTGGTTGTCACCATCACCATTTATGGTCAGGTAAATATTAGCTGGAACCCCAGATGTAACCGTACCTGTTCCTGCGTAAAGTGTGCCAGCGTTTGCACCACCACTGCCTGCACTGCGAACAATGCCGCGATTTATACGCAGGTAAGATTTTGTAGTATTAACAGCCGTTTGTCCGTTTAATGTGACAACTTCGTTTATTTCGTTGTAATCGGCGTCTAGGCCAAAAACTTCTACGGTTCTTGCACCAGTTCCTGCGGCAGTGTCATTAGCCGAACTGCTTGATATGGTCATTACCGTGGCTGATGCAGGATAAGCGTATAAACCGCCCTGTTCCCAGATGGTTTCCTTAGAGGGTCCAACAACAGCGTTGTAACCAAACTTAAAAACAGTTTTATGGAATGATATTTGCCCGCGAGCAACTTGAAGCTCGAATGGCTCGCTAGTCCCTACACGGGATATGGAACTTTTCTCAGCCATCTAAACCTCTATGAGATAAATACAGTTACACTAGAGCAGGCTGTCAAATCCAAGTAAACATCAGTCTCAAACAAAATCCCATTGTCTGGGATATTTACTGAAAAGGTGTCTGATATTCCAAACGCCAAATCAATAAGAGTTGTGCCAGATGCTCCGCCATCCTTTAATAGGATTTGCGGAGAGCCTGTACCTGCTGTCTTAACCTGAATCTGACGCACACGGGCGCGGCCAGCATTGACCGTTCCGTCAGCGGTTAATGTTACCGCTCTTACATCAGATATCGCCATAATAGACCCCTTACGCGCTAGCAGTTGCGCCAGTGTCTACACGAATCCAGTTTGCACCGTCAGAAAACACAAGGTTGCCAGTACCAGCACCAACGCCCTCAGCCGCCTTGCGGGCGTCAGAGCAGAAGATAATCCGGCCAGTATTGGCAGTGGCTGATGGGAGGTCGGCAAATGCGATGCCAGTAGAAGTGAAGCCGTTGTTAGAAATAATCGGCCCCGAAAAAGTTGTATTAGCCATGAGGAACTCCTTGTCTTGGCTAGTGTCAGCCGCACCATGCGACTGTCAAGGTTCCTATACATTATACAAAAAGAAAGGGCGACCCGGAAGCCGCCCAATACAAAAGTTTGTACCCTAGTACAATTAGGCGCCGGGTGAACCGTACACGCCCAATGGGTCAGAAACGCCGAAGCTGTAACGCTCACGGGCTTTGTAGCGAACATTGCCTGTGTCGAAGTCGCCATCCATAGATGTTGACATCGCAGTACGGACAAAGTGCTTCATGCCGTTTGGAACATCCGTAGTCAGGAAGAACGCATCGTTGTCAGTCAAGTAGTGATTGACGCGGAAGCCCTGTGGGATTGAACCATTGCTACGCAGAGCGTTGATGTCGTTGTCGGCGGTGCCAACACGCAAGTCTGTCTGAAGCAGACGAGTTGCAACGAACATCAGTGCTGGTGGAACGATGAGTTTCTGTGGGCGAGCAGCAATCAACAGGCCGCGCTCATCAACGAAAGCGGCAATGTTAATAACGGCATCTTCCAAAGAAGTTTCGTTCAAGTCAGCGTTAACCGCAGGACGGTTACCGTTTACACCACCCTGCACAGTTGGGTGCGAAGTGTTGAACAGGGTTACACCATCGCCAGACTGGAAAGTGGTGAAGCCGTTGTTCAGCAGAGCCGCTGCCTTAACTTGCTTGGTGTAAGCCATGGCGCGAGCCAGAGCTTTTGTGTAGCGAGCTGAAAGAGCGTCATAGAGGTTATCCTCCATAGCTTCTTCAGTCACAGAGAAGCCCATAGCCACAGTTTCGTGGTTGTAACGGGCGGTGAAAGACTCCTGCGCGTTGTCGTAGGAAATCGCTGAACCTTCTGGTTTTACAGGCGCTGCGCCAAAACCAGATAATTTGACCTCCTCTTCAAAGCTACGCTCTGAAGTTTCGGTTTCGTAGATTTCCGCATGTTCGTTTTCGTACTTTGAGTACTCCATTCCAAACAATGCATTAAGACCCGGCAGTAGTTCCTTCAGGAGTTGTGCGCGTGAAATAGCCATCAGTTACACTCCTTTAGGCTGCGCCAGCAGCTGCGGTGAGCTGATGGTAGTTGAACTTACAAACCAGAATTGGGTAAGCTGAACCCTTCTCATCACCTTCGTGGCCGCCCAGATAATCAATTACCTTGATTGGGTCTGTTGCGGTTACATCAAGTTCTGAGATGTCTAAAGCTACACGGCTGATCTTGAGATCAGTGTTTGGTGCAGTTTGTACCAGAGTACAGTTCTTACCGTAGATGTCACCAACGTTAGTTGGCGCGCCGTCTGCTTGGATTGCAAACAGAGTATTCGGGTCATCTACAACAAACGCCATTGCATCAGATGCAACAGTGCTTGCAGGCCAAAGCTGAGAGAAAACTTTCTGCTTTGTATTAGGGTCGGTGTATGAACACCCAATAAATACACCTACGATATCAATCGCAGATGTACCTACTGCGGACTGCTTTTCAATTGTGGTCGCGGTGCCACCGTCTACGAGGTGAACAATATCGCCCATTGCGATGTTCGTGCCGTATGCGGAAGCGATTGGATACTGGCGGAAAACTTCCTGAGAACCATTATCCAAGCGGCCAATTGGGCGCAGACCGAAGGGAGCGGCTACTGAAGACATAATCATCTCTCCTTCATATCAAGCCATTAAACAACGGTAAGCGCCAGTTTTAAGGTCACTTACCAAACGAGGTTTTCGTAGACCGTTCTGGTTTTAGAACAGGCATACGAGGATCAGATTGACGTAGATAATTGTTATCTACTGAGTCTATCTGCTGTGCGTTCATCTCATCGTGAGCTTCACGGCGAGATTCTACATATTCGGTTGAGTTCTCGCAGAGTAGCAAGCCTCCAACCTCAACATTACCTTGAAATCGAGAATCGATATCAGGCAACACTTGCAATTCAGGATGATCTTCTGCCTTGACTGGCGTCCAACCCTCACGAAACTTAGACGAGACATTGGTGTTATCTGCGTTACCCAGAGTAGATGTGCGAACCCAGCGATATTCAACACCTTCGCGTGGTTCGGGGGTAGGTAGCATGCCGGGTCTTTGCCAGCTTTTTTTACGAGTCGTTACTTCACGGGTCTCATTAGAGCGTGGGGTTCTATCAGACATTTGATGCCTCCTTCAAGAGTTGCGCCGCATATTGTTCTGCCGTAAGGCCAAGGCGCTTGGCGAGAGCGACTTGTGTTGAGGTCAATTGCACTCTGCGTGGTTTTTTTGCACTCCGACTAGCGGGGGCAACCACGGAACCAGCTTGACGAACAGGTGCATCCTCAATTATCTGTTCACCAAACTTGTCTGGGAACCGTTGACGCATAGAAGCATCAATGCGGTTATAATACTCATCTGCCTGTGTTTGCGGGTTAATGCCCTGCTTTACCAGAGATTCATGTACCCCAAAGGCGTAACCTGTCATTTCAGAGTCATTACCAAACCAATCATTTTGAGCGGCCCATTGCTTTGTACGGGCATCAGGCTCTGCAACCTTTGGTTTTGCCGTAAATTGAACTGGCGCGGCCTGCTCTTTTTGCGGCTTTGGTTTATAAGACTCAACTCTAAACTTTTCATTTTGGAGCGCTGTTAGCCTTTCTTGTGCTTCAAGCAACTTATCTGGATCACCCATTTCATAGGCTTCTTTATAAGATGCTTTAGCTCTATCAAGCTCAGCTTCAACACGGCTTTTAGCCTGCTGTACCAGAACACCCTCACCCTCCTCTAAGGTTTTGCGAAGTTTCTGGTTCTCCTCATAAACTTTTCTGGCGTATTCAACAGCCTCTTCTTGCATCCGCGCGGCCTCTTCCTTGCGGCGCCGCTCTTCGTGATATTCAAACTTTAATTGCTTAATGCGCTTTTGCACATTATCGCTATAGTTTGCAATCTCATCATCTTCTGGAATTTGCGGTTCAGCATCTTCCGCGCGGCGAGGCTTGCCCTTGTCTTCCTCCGGAGTGTCATCAACGATGTCAACTTCCAGTTCTGAATTGTTGTCCAATTCCACTTCAGTGAAATCTTCTTCCAACTTTTCGGCTGTATTATTCATGCTCTTGTGTATCCCCTTGGGTCATCGACAACAGCCTCAACGGTGTCATCATTGATAAGACGAAACTCCTGTTTATCAATCTTAAACCGTGTGCCGGAATAAGAACGAAAAATCACGAAGTCACCTTCCTTACAGTATGGGCCATTAGGAAACTTTTCAGTATCCCTATATGCGTCTGGCCCAGCCTTCACTACAAAACCAATGACTGAAGCTGTTTGTTCAGCGTTCTTCAGTGCATCTGGCATGTAAATGCCGGAATCAGTCTTTTCTTTAACCTCAAGCGGTTTAATTAAGAGTTTGTAACCAGTAGGTTCTGGTATTTTGCGGGCGATTGATTCATCAACCGTTTTTTCAGCAGAATACATTTCTGTTCCTTTTGCAGTGATTCAGGTTCACAGTACCTTGCAAGGCTAACGCCTTGAAAGTCTCCACATTCACAATATAACTCACCAATTTCCTTTGCGGAAGTCCTAGTCGTTTTCGAGCCTTTTTTCCAAATCAAGGATTTCTCGTTCAATAAGGGCCAACGCCTCAACTTTTCCGACAAGTCGAATATACTCTTCATGGTTTGAGCATCCGCCACCTGCCATATGGTCAGCGATATCATTCATGTAACCTCTAATTTTTTCTTTGATTACTTCCATCATTGGTCATCTCCCGTGCCAGTTCTTGACCCAACTCAATTCCAGCCTTTATATCCTCACGGCTGGCTTTGTCGATCTCAGTTGCTACCTTAACGCCAAGGCGGGCGCCTTCACGCTCTTCTTCAGATTGCAAACGCTCTCTTTGAAGTTCTTGATTGGCCATTTTTGACTGCATATCAGATTGCAGTTTTGCAATGTCCAATTGTTTTTTATGCTCAAACTCAGCTTCTTTAAGAGCGAGTTCGCGCTGTTGAATCTGGGTAAGTGGGTCTTGTTGCTGCTTCATTGCCTGCTGTTGTGCAATTTCAGCCTGATCTTTGCGTAGAAGTTTAGAAGCGGCTTCTGCGGCAAGTCGAGATAATTCAATCTCAACATCCTCCGGCAAAGGCTTGTCTTCATCAGGCATGCCAATTCCAAGGTTCTTCTCAATTTCTTTGCGATACTGGAATGCCACATGCTCAGTAACGTGAGCGGCCATAGCGGCTTGGATTGCCCCGGCAAATGGTGACTGCCCAATAATTTCCTGCAACTTA